TTTTATGCCTATACAACACCTCGCATGCGTGGGCGCACACGCATAGTTACTAATCTCATGTCTTACCCTGCCATATGTCTTACCAATGGTCTTTTTCCCGGTAAATAGTGGTAAGACGTTTGGTAAGACAGGACGCAACGTCCGCCATCTGGTGTCTTACGCAATCAGGCATGAGCCTTGCGCAAGTAGCGTGCCAGCACCGATCTATACCAGCTCCGCGGATTGCGTATAACGCGTTGCCTATCGGGCGGTCGTCTAGGGGGAATGTCGAATTGCGGCAGGCGGGTGGAGACCCCTTTTCAGAGGCTCCAACGCACACACCGCACGGGCGCTTTGTTGGGACCGCTACGAGCACTGAAACTAGCGACCCCCACCCCGTATTTTGCGGGGGACCCAAAACATCTTGCTATTAGGGACCCGGCGGGGGTACTATTCCGTCATGCCTTTTAAGGACCCTAAAGAAAAAGCCGCCTGGCGCCGCCGCTACCGCGCCCAGTGGTACTCGCATCACCGTGGAAGGATTCGCGCGACACGGCCCTGCCCAGAGCGGTGTGAGGTATGCGGCGCGCTGCCGACCGGCAAGCGGCGCCTTGATTTCGATCACTGCCACGATCGAGAGGTATTTCGCGGGTGGTTATGCAACCCGTGCAACATGGCGCTTGGCAACGCGAAGGACGATCCGCAGCGTCTCCGCGCGCTAGCCACGTACATTGAAAATTTCAACCTGACCCAGTAGAGTGATCTCCATGAAAGGTAGATTGATCCGCGACGCCTCGACGCTCGCACGCGAGCACACGGAGCGTGCCATCGAGACAATAGCGAACGTCATGGACGATTGGACGGCGGAGGATCGCGACCGGATAGCGGCTGCTAACGCGCTTCTCGACCGCGCGCACGGCAAGCCGGTCAACGCGGTCATCCAGGTGCCGTTGAGCCGCCAGATCGCACAGCAGCTCGCCGGCATGTCGGACGAAGAGCTGGAAGCCGAGATGATGGCGACGCCCCTACCGCGCCTTGCGCAGTCCAAGGAGCCGATCCTGGATGTTGACCCCGAGCCCGACCCTCTGACACTATGAGCGCATGGAGTCCCAACACCTAGCCGGCGAATTGCTCAGGCGCCGTCGAGCGCGTGCTAGCCTCGCCGAGTTCAGCCAGGCGATCGACATCCCGGCGATTCCGCTCACCGAGGTTCCCGACGCGGAAGATCCAGTTACCGGGAAACTAATCGACCCGATCGAGAAAAACCCCATCGCGTTCTCGCCGATCGAGACGCGCGTGGCTCCCCACCACCTACTGATGATGCAGGCGATCCAACGATGCATAGAGAAACCCCGCGGACGCCTGATGATCTTTGCCCCGCCTGGCTCCGCCAAAAGCACCTACGCATCCGTTGTTGCTCCAGCGTGGATCATGGGGCGCAATCCAAACACCCAGATTATCCTAGCTTCCTACGGTACTGGCATCGCTGCGAAGCAATCGCGCAAGGTGCGGACGATCTGCAAGGACCCCCGTTATACCTCCCTGTGGGTGGAGAAGCCAACCCTCAACGATGATCAGCGCGCGGTAGATGACTGGCAACTCTCGAACGGCTCATCGATGATGGCCGCGGGCTTGCTCGCAGGCATCACCGGCAATCGCGCGGACGGCGTGATCATCGACGATCCTGTGGCGAACCGCGAGTCCGCGGACTCGGCGACGCTTCGCGAGAAGACCTACAACGAGTACATCGACACCGCGATGACGCGCGCGAAGCCGAAAATGTGGACCATCATCATCCAGACGCGATGGCATGAAGAGGATCTGTCAGGCGCGATCTTGCCGCTCGACTATAACGGCGAATCCGGGCTCATAGACTGCCGCGATGGGCAGACGTGGGAAGTGTTGTGTTTACAGGCAAAAGCGGAGCGCGAGGATGATCCGCTCGGCCGCAAGGTTGGCGAGTACCTGTGGCCTGAGTGGTTCCCGCCGGAGCATTGGTGGACGTGGGAGAAAAACCCGCGCGCTTCGCGAACCTGGGGTGCGCTCTATCAGCAGCGGCCGGCGCCGGATGCGGGCATCCACTTCAACGCGGAGATGTTCCGCTGGTACAATCAGGCACTGCCGGCATGCGATTCATAGCGCACGATAAGCTCGAAGAGTACATGCTGATCGCGCGGCCCACGAGCTTGCGCATCTATGGCGCCTCGGACTTTGCGACGATGGAGCCGAAGAAGGGCAAGCGCGAGCCCGACTTCACCGAGCATGGTGTCTTCGGCTTGGACGCGCACAACGAACTCTGGGCTCTCGCCTGGTGGTCGAGGCAATGCACGACGGATGTCGGCATCGCGGCGATGATCAACCTGATCCGCCGTTGGAAGCCCGTGCGATGGTTCGACGAAGGCGGCCTTATCGACAAGTCAATCGGCCCCGCCAAGCGCTCGGCTATGCGCCAGGCTGGTGCGTATTGCGCGATGGAAGAGCTGCCGTCGCTCAACGACAAAGGGCTCAAGCTCCAGGCGTTTCATGCCATGGCGGCGGCCAACGTGGTCCACTTCCCGATGTGCAAATGGGCCGAGGATGTGGTCGAGCAGTTGATCAAATTCCCCGCCGGCAGGTTCGACGACAAAGCGGACGTGTGCGGGCTCATCGGACGAGCCATGGATAAGATGTTCAACGCGAGTTTGCCTTCGACAGAACGAAAGGTTAACATCGTGCCGTTCACTGAGGCGTGGCTGACCTACAACGATCGGCCCGATAAACCAACAATGAGGTATTTCTGATGAGCGATCCAGTAGTTGTCGATGTCGAAGCCACCATCAAGGCGGAAGTCGCGAAGGCGGTTGCTGCGCTGAAGGCCGAAGAGTCCGCGGTCGTGACCAAGGTCAAGGCGTTCGTCGCGAAGTATTGGCCACACACTGTTTCTGCGGTCGCGGGCTATGCCGCGTCGGCGTATGGCATCCTGGAGCCGGCCCTGAAGGCGCTCAAAGCGGTGCTCTGATGGCACAGGTCAACAGCGAACCCGGCGTCTCGCAGACACCGCCGACCGTCGTCGTGCCGGCGGCGGTTTCGGAGCCGGCGGCTTCCGACACCAAGACCAAATCGGCCGCAAAGGTCGTCACCTACTCGCAGACGGAAGTCGGCGTGACGGTGAACCCGAAAAGGAGTTGAGCCATGAGCGGAAGCGACATCCATGATTTCGTGCAGCTCGGCGCCGAGGGCCAAGTGACGCCGACCAACTACGTGCAGGGTGGTGTGCTCACGACGGTCAGCTCCCCGAGCTACATCGCGCAGCAAGTCACGGCGCAGATCTCGACGCAGACCAATCCGAGTTCTGGCATCGGCGATGGGCTCAACTCCATCACGAGCGCACAGCAAGGTTTGGCGGTTGCCGGGCCGAATTACTACTCGATGGGCAAGATTGGTGGTCCGTGACCCAGGTCAACCACTCGCCGGGAGTGCCGAACTCGGCAGCACTGGCGACCGTGGTGTACTCATCTGCGACGCCAATTCTGACCGGGCCAACGCAATTGCTCGGTTCAGCGGCGATTACCACCCTTGCCGAGTTCACGACGGAGACAGCCAACATCTGGCCGGCGGTGCTCATCGCGCAGGCAAAGATCGCACCAACCACAACGAGCAGCCCCATAGTTCTTGACCCGGCCGTCTTCGATGGCGCGCCGTTCGGAGTGCAGACATGATTCATTCACGCCCCGGCTACGCGCCGCGCACCAGCGATCAGCAGATCGCGAAGCTCAATGAGGATATGATCCCGGCGATCAATCGCAAGTCGGTGGAAGAGCAGGCGAAGGAAGTCCCCAAACTCGATCTGTCGCACCGCAAACTGAAAAAGCCGCCAACCCCGGCGCCGGATGTGCCCGCCGACGTGTTGAGCGCCGCGGAGCACGCCGGTCCCGAACTGATTTTGAATCCGGAGCCGAGCCCGACTCCGCAAGTCTTGCAACCTGGGAAGTAACGTATGGCCTCCGGCGGCACAGTGGGTTCGAGCGGCATGATGGCCGGCGTGCAGACCGATCCGGCGCAAGCTGGCGGCATTCAGAGCACCAACGATGTCGCCGATCGGCCGACGAAAGAAGCGGAGCAGAAGGAGCGCAGCGCAGTCGAGAAAAAATGGAAGGAATACGACAAAGCGCGCGAGTTCGACAAGAATTTCCGCAAGCAAGTCGCCATCGATCGTCGATACGCGGCTGGTACGTCAGACCTCTCGTGGGCGGTTACTACGAATCTTATCGGCGCGTTCATCGACATCTTGGTTGCGCTACTGTACGCGCGTAACCCTGACGTATCGGTTCGCAAGGCGACGCAGGTAGACGAGTCCAACACCCGTATTCCGATGGAGACCTTCGCTCGCACCGCGGAGATCATCATTTCGAAACTCTGGAAGAAGGGCGGACTCAAAAAAGCCGCCAAGAAAGTCGTGCGATCGGTGCTCACCAATGCAGAAGGTTGGCTGAAATGCACGATGCGATCCGACAAACAGCCGCAGCCGGAGATCGAGCGCGCGTTGAACGATGCGCAGGAGACCATGGCGCGCATCCAGGCGCAGTTGAAATTACTCGAAGATCCGGATGGCAAAGATCCGGAGACGCTGGAGGCCGAGAAGGCCGAGAAAGAGGCGCTGGTCAAGGAGCTTGAAGAAAAGCTCGAAGTCGCGGTGCTCAAAATATTCGCGATCGACTTCGTGCCGACGCACAACATGCAAGTCTCGACCGACGTTCACCAGATCGAAGATTATCTCGACGCCGATTGGATCGGCAACGAGATCTACGTGCTCAAGGACGATGCGTTATCGCGTTTTCCGCGGCTCTCGGCCGAAGATATCAAGCAGGCGAAGAATTATTACCAGACGGCGCCGGTCGAGAAGACGACTCGCGACATCGACAACGTGCTGCCGCAGGGCATGCTCACCGCGGAGAGTGCGCAGGCGTTCACGACTACGACGAGCGAGGCCGAGTCGCCCGCGTTCGTGCGCGTGGTTGAGATATGGGACCGCACGGACAAGCAAATTCGGACCATGATCGATGGTGTGAAGAAGTGGGCGCAGGAAGCCTACTCACCGCCGTATCCGACTGAGCGGTTCTATCCGTATTTTTACACTGCGTTCTACGAAGTGGACGGCGAGCGCCACGCGCAGTCATTGTCCTGGCGCCTGTACAAGCTCCAAGACGAGTTCAGCTCGTGCCGCAGCAACTTTCGCCTCGCGCGCGAGCGCGGCATCTCGAATATCCTGTTCAATGCGACCGCGATCGACGACGCCGAAGCAAAGAAAATCGCGGATGGCAAAATCCAGGAGTTCATCGCGGTCAAGCCGAGCGATCCGGCGATGCCGCTCGGCGATATTTTCATCGCGAAGCCGGTTGCCGCCATCGATATGCGGCTCTACGACCCGACGTTGATCTTGAGCGACATGGAGCGCATCTCTGGCGTGCAGGAAGCACTCGCTGCGGCGGCCAATCAGCCCGGCAACCCGATCACCGCTACGGAAGCGAACATCGAGCAGAGCGGCACACAGGCGCGTACTACAGCCAACCGCGATGCAATCGAAGCGATGCTCACCGACCTCGCCGAATACACGTTGCAGCAGGCGCTACAGTGCCTGACTGGCGCGGATGCGCAGAAATACGCCGGCTCGAAGGCGTTCTGGCCGCATGGAATGGACATCGAGGATTTGTTTCAGCTCATCGAGGTCGAGATCGAGGCCGGCACGACCGGCAAACCCCGCCAGGCGACCGAGCTTCAAGCGTGGGGCACGCTGCTGCCTCTGGTGCAGAAGCTGATCGTCGAGATCGAGCAGGCCATGGGCAACGGCAACATGGCGCTCGCGAATTCGTACATCGAACTGATCAAGGAAACGATGCTGCGCCTTGGCGACGAGAGCGACCCAGAGCGTTTCATCCCGAAGCAGCCGCCTCCGGGCTCGCCGGGAGCCGGCGCCAAGCCGCCGCCGGTCATACCGAATCTCAGTGTCACGCTCAAAGGCCAACTGAGCCCCGAAGCCTCGGCCGCACTCGTGCAGCCGGCCATCACGCGCGACGCCGCGAGCGCTCCACCGCCCGCGCCACCCGAACAGCCGTCCGGCGGTGCGCCTGCACCGCCTCAACCCGCAATACCATTGGTCGGTCCGCAAGGACCACCGCCGGGCGCTGTTGCTTGATATAAAACCCCACTTGAGGAACAACAATGGCTGAAAAAACGGCGCTCGACGCCATCAACGAAGCACTTGGTACGGCGGCTTCCGGAGCGCCCGACCCGAACGCAGGAGCCCCTGATGACGACAATATATCGACTGCATCCGCCAGTGCCGCCGATGACCATTCAGCAGAAGCTGGTGGAGATGACGCAGATGGAACTGGAGACGGCGATCTTGGAGGCGAAGGCGATAAGCCCGAAGGCGACGAAGGAGACGCTGACGCGGATGCTGAAGGCGATGGAGCCGAAGGCGAAGGCGGCGAACAACCGGAGATAGACCCAAAGACCGGCAAGCCGGTCGAGAAGGGTCCCAACGGTGAGCGCGAGCGCAATCCGGATGGTACGTGGAAGAAAGCCGAGGTAAAAAAGCCCGATCCGGTCAACGATCCGATCCCGAAGGAGCTGAAGCAAGAGACTCGGGCTCGAATGCAGTCGCTCGTCGATACCGTCAAGGAAAAAGACACGCAGCTCGCCGAGGTCAAACAAAATTTCGACTACATGGTCGGCGGCATCCAGGCGACCGGCGCCACGCCGGAGCAATACGGTGAAACATTGTCGTGGCTCGCGCTGTTCAACAGCGGCGATCCGGCGCAGCAGGCAAAAGCGCTTGAACTGGTCGAGAGTGTGGCCGATCGGCTTGCCACGCTACTCGGCAAAGAGCGCAACGTCAGCGATCCGCTCGCTGCGCATGCGGATTTGCAGGAGGCGGTGCGCCTTGGGAAGACGACGCCCGAGTTCGCAAAGGAAATCGCGCGAAATCGCAACGGGCAGACCTTCCGCACAGAATTGACCCAGACCGCAACGACGCAAGCGCAGCAGATCCAGCAAACCAAGCAAGTCGAGCAGCAGGCGCGGAACGACTTGACGACATTGGAGGAAACCCTGCGCTCGGTGGATGGTCGAGAATACGATTCGATCAAATCCGTGATCGTGCCCGTGCTGAAGCCTGTGATGGCTGCGATCAGCCCCGCACAGTGGAAACAAAAGTTCAGCGAGGCGTACAAGGCGGAAAAGGATCGTCGCGCAGCGGCGAGAGCGGCGACCGCCAGCAGTCCGAAAACGCCTGTGAACCAGCCGCTACGCGCCGGCAAGAATCCGGCCGGCGGCCAAGCGCGCCAGCCAGCGAGCGCGGCCGAAGCGCTGAACGCAGCCCTGTCGAGCATGAAGTGATGGACTACAGCAAGGTCTTGATTGTCACGCCCTGCCGCGATGGCAAATTTCATGCGACCTACACGGCAGGATTCCTTCAGTCGAACGGTCTTCACGGCGGTTGGCTCCCGATGGCAGGTCAATCCGACATCTACGTCGCGCGCAACACGCTCGCCAACAATTTCCTACAACAAAAGCAGTTTGAAACGCTCGTCTGGATCGATAGTGATATCGGGTTCACGCGCGACAACCTGAAACAGTTGCTGGATTCCGAGGCGCCGGTCGTCAGCGGCCTCTACACCGACAAATGCCAGCCACCTCGGCCGTTTTGCCGTGGAGAGATGGGTGAAGCGATCCCCGACAACGAGATTCCGCCGGTCGGCATGATTGAGACATCGTTTTTGCCCGGCGGCTTCCTGAAAGTTGACCGTTGCGTGTACCAGACCATCA